CGTGGCGAGGAGCCTGGTTGCGCTCTAGTCCGCACTCAGTAATATACTGATCGACTTCGGCATCAACATCAGGAGCCTGCACGTTAAGTTGTAGAGATGTATCACGATTTCTCAAGTAGCGATACTTGAAGCACTCTAGATCAAGCAAGAATCCATAGCCAGCTAACTCACCAATAAATAGTGGGTTATGAACTAATGAAATGTCGCCAAAGGCAGTCATATAAGATGACACCTTAACGCCATAAGAATCTTGACCAACCTTAGTTTGAATCTGACCACGAGCGAACTCGTTTATAGCAGCCAATACTAATCCGCCAGCAAACAATACTTTCTTAGGAGAGCCATAAGTAAAGCCCTCGCGAAGGAAGTTATTTAGATCAGGAGCGGTAAGAACACCACCCTGATTCTGAACGAATGAGTTGCCACCATTAATCAATTCAAGAATACCACCAGTTGCACGAGTATAATGACCCGAAGTAACAAGCTTCTTTTCACCTAGCCAGAAAGCCTTTTCAATCTGCTCCATGTGCTCGGTGCCTTTGATAGCACGTTCGATCTTAAGATCGGAACCACCATAGTAAGCAGATTCTTTAGACGTATTGGTTGTAGCAATAGTAGTCTTGAAAATTTGGGTGTAATTTGTTTCATTTGCTGTGAGTGTTGTGTTCACATTGCGAGCACCAGAACCTTCAGCACTAACGTTGCCAATGATGAAAATTTCATCACCAGAAACACCAGCAGCTGCGACACTGGAACCATAAGCACGATCTGCGGCAGCTACAGTAATAGTTGTTGCACTTGCAACAGTTTCTACTACCATAACTTCACCAGTTCTGATGTTCTTGAAAACATCACCAACGGTGAAAATATAACCAGAAGAGGAGCCAGCTCCAGTAACGGTTATTGTAAGAGCACCAGCGGCAGCATAACCTGCTCCACCAACTTTACAATATTTACCGCCATAGAACTTTTCGAACCACTCGAAAGTGGAACTAGTAGCTTCTTTCTTCATCAAACCAGCACCTGACCAATTTTGGCCATCAAATGTTCTTCCGATGTTCGTCAAGAAGGACACTAAAGGGTGTAGATTTGGAGAAAGGAGTGAGATTTTATCAGAGACGTCTCGTATATTACGAGTCTCTGTCACCGCATCAGCGGTATCACGAGCCCCAGTATCGGTTGTACCACGTACGTGTGTGGGTTCTGTGTAATAAGGAAAACTAGACATAAATTATTTTTTTATTAACTTTCAATTAAACTTATGCCCATTAAAGATTTTATATTCTGAAATTAGGATTAACATTACCACCAATATACTTATCAATATCTTTTATTCCACCAGGAGTTCCGGTAGATTGAGATGAGCCTCCAGCGGCATTGGCTGCAAACTCTTTTGCAGCTTCTATAGATGCCTTATTTATGTCGTCCTTGTACTTTTCAGCCAATACACGACCCTTGACTGCCTCATATGCTATACGAATATCATCCTGTTCGGGGTGTTCCTCGAACCATTGGGTTATATTAGCAGCATATTCAGCAAAATCTGGAGTGCTTTTGATAAAGTCATTAGTGAAGCGCTCAAAGTCTTGAAGTTCCTTTGATTCCTCAATGGTCTTCGTAACTCCTTGCATTGCAGCTTGTACCTGTTCAGCAACAAGCTTTTTAACTTCTTCAGGAGAAGCTTTTTCGTAGCCCTCCTTGCCTAACTCTTTTTTTACATCTTCGTGGGCCTTAGTCACTGCTTGTGCGGCTGCGGGGGTAACAGTACCCTCTTCTAAGCCTTTTAATACATCAGCAGTAACCTTACCATCAATTATCATCTTAATGAGTTCGGGCTGGGCATCAAGTTTGTCAAGTAGTGGTTCAATGCTTTTCATAAAAGCACGATACTCACCTAATTCTTGACCTTGAGTGCCAAGTTTGGACTCGAGTTCTTCATAAATTTTCTTATCGACTGTATTTCCTTGCGGCTGCCCACTCCCATCAGTCTGGGTTGGACCGTTACCCGCTGCTCCGAGACTCCCCGCGGTTGCGGATCCCAGGTCATTTGCATTGGGTTGTGTTTGATTATTAATGTCTTCCATATGATTCATAAATTAGTTATTAATAAATTATTTTTTTGCAGAACGCCTTTTGACAAGCGTCTTAGCTAGAGAAACAAGATCTAACCCATCTTTTGGGGCCAGCCTCTTTTTTATCTGACCAATAGCCTCTTCGACCTTCTTAGGGGCTAAGGCATCTAGCAAATTTTTGCGTTTTTCCAACGCTGGTTCTTCATTATTCATAATTTAGTTGGTTAATTTAATAAGTTTGTATTTTACCTACTATTTGTCTTGTTACTTTATTTCTTATAATTCCTTGTTTACGATCTTCTTTATCTTCCATTCTTTCTTTGTAAATATCTATATCATCCATCATATTCTTCATCTTATAATCCGTAAGAATTTCTGGATTTTCCCTACTCATCATAGGACCCTTCAATGCTTTTTTCAAAATAGATCTTTTTTTAGATTGTGCCATATAATTATCCTTTATTAAAGCCCTTAAGAGTACGAGCTAATACACATTGCTTTTTTGTTTGTGTACTAAGACCTTTTTGGGCACAATATTGAGTAATACTCTTCCCAGCAGCCTTAGCTTTTGCAGTTAATGCTCCTGGGCGCTTTATTACTTGCCCAATTGGCTTGCCAAATAATGTTGACATATATGCTTATATTATACCATAAATTATACTATTCCGCAACTTCTTTTGCTTTTTCATCTTCTTTTTGTTGTTTTTCTTCGTTAAGTAACAGATTTACAGCCTCTTCTAGATCCCCAATACCCATTAAAGTGCCTTGATTTCTAGCCACTTGTGTGGGTTCTTTAAATGGATCTATAGTCCTTAGGGCTCCCTCAACAAAGGCTGAACGGCTATCAAAGTACTTAAGTATAGCTGGCCAAAAGTGTGTACCAGACAACTCCTTAAGTCTCTGCCTAACATCATCTTCTGTTATATCTTGTATTTGGTTTATTATATCTAACTTTCTAGTCTTCATAATGTTTTATATATTAATATTTAAAGTATAGGTCTTTATTCTTTTTAGATATCCCCTTAACAATTTTCTTACCAATTTCTCTTCGTAGATCTATACCTCCTTGATCAATAGCTAGACCACCCGATGGTCCATATCTCTTATCTACTGCCCTAGCTACTGCAGCATCAACCATATCTCGCCTCTTACTTTTACCCTTCATTGTTTGAGCCTTTTGAACTCCCCATCCAGCAATAGCATCAGCTGCTTTTTGGGCTACCTTATAAGTCTTATCTGCTGCATTATAATATTTTTTTGATATACTTGAAATTGACATAAATTTAGTAAGTTTTAGCTGGATAACGATAAATTGGTGTTTGTGGAGATACTGGGGTTGGTCTTGGCATTGGAGCTGGCATCGGCATTGGTTTAGGCAATGCCTTTTTTAATATACCCCTCTTTTTTTTATATATATCTTGCCTTACGTCCCCAGACTTACCCGGATATGTAGGGGTAGGTATTCTTTGATAATCACCAATTGGTCTTGTAGTTGGTGGAACATATGGTCCACCAATAATTGGTTTTTGAGGATATGGATTTGGAAGTATTGCCATAAAATTAATTAGTTAATTAGCGTTGAATATTAATTGCACGATTTGCGATTTGACCCTCAGGGGTATAATTTTGATTTGTTTTTAGGTTTGTATTTACTTTTCCACCAGGCTTCCTATTTAATCCACGTGGATTACTTGTTGGAAGTTTAGGTGCTCCCTTGGGAGTAGGAGGTAATGCACCAGCCTGTAAAAGATTAATTGGATTAGCAGCTTCAGCAAATGGGGAAGCTCCACCTGCAGGTGGTGTTCCAAGTAACTGTGCCATCATATCAGGACTAATAGATCGTGGTACTTGGGGAGGAGCCTGTAGACCACCACTAAGTGATGGTGGAGTAGGTCCTTCACCCTCACCAGGATCCATCATAGGTTGACCATCAGGCCCCATCATAGGTTGGCCATCTGGCCCCATCATTGGTTGTTGCTGTGGTTGTTCTTCTTTAATAATTGAATTCAAAGTCCAACGCCATGGTTGTATAACTCTACTAATAAGTTTCTTTTGATCAACAAATTCCATCTGAGCTAATAACTGGAATAGATCCATATTCTGTTTCTTTTCAACTTCATTCTGTCCAGCAATGGATGGTAAGACCGAAGCCTTAAAGTCAAAGCTTCCATTCAAATCATCTTTTTCAATTATAGGGAATAGTAACTCACCATCTTTTCCTAGAATCCTAATTACTAATTCCTTATCTCCAAATTGACGCCAAAGAGAAATCCAATAGCGTAACATAGTTGCATAACCATCACCAAGATGATTAACAAATAATCTAACACGCTCTAATGTAGATTCTCTTAAGTGTCTAACTTCAGTAGCACTACTAGCACTACCACCCTGACCCATTGAGAAGTCGTCTACGCCAGAAGCATACTTCATGTCTTCTTTCAAAAGTCTTTCTTCTTGGAAAGCACTTTGTTTAACATCACTAAACTGAACTTCTTTAACTCCATTAGGATCTGGTGACCATATAATACCAAATGGACGAGTAACTAAATCATTCTTATTAATGTTAGCCAAAGGATTGACAATCCACATCTTGTGAATGTTTAATGTAGTAGCATCAAGTCTCTGGTTCTTCATCATGTTTAACATGAGTTGTGGATTCTCTAGAATCAACGGAAGTCCAACACCTTCAAACTCACCAGGAAGTCTTAGATATGGAATAGCAATGAAAGGAGTTTCTTTAAAATCTAATGGGAATGGAATTACTCCCTTCTTTAAAATAGGAACATCATTTACCATTACAGCAAATTGATCTTCTAGTGGCCTAAACCATTCTATAACTTCATATAACTCATGGTCATCATCAACACTGGTATTGGTTCTATCTCCGCCTATAGAAAAATTAGTACTACTATTACCCCTCTCTGCATTTCTAGTAGTTCCTAGGTGAGTGGTCTTTGTTTCAGACCTAATAGAAGCATAATCAATTACATTACCTCTACCAGAAAGCAATGCTAATCTTAGTCTTTCTGGATCTGCATTAGGATATTTACGTTTTATCTGTGCTCCATTTAATAGAAGCCTCTTAAACCAATACTGTTTTCCCTCAGCTTCTATGTTGTGCCAATCATATAACAATGAATAGTTGTCTACCCATTCAGTATATGGGGCATCATAGAAAACAACTTCTTTTTCAGTAAATTTATATTTCTTCTTTGAAATATCTTTTGTATCTAAGAAAGATAGTGTTCTAACATCTTTCTTCCAATACACTTGAAGATATCCTGTACCATAAACCATTGCGGCACGACAAACATCTTCATTCTTTTTATCCATCTCAGCAATTTCCCAAGTATAGTCTCCAAGAACTTGAAGTTTATCACTCTTGTCTTGGTCGTCTGCGTTTCTACCCTGTACAGTAAAATCTGGTCTGGCATCAACTACACGAGGCATCATTGTTTCAATGACACCGTGAATGTATGGGACAAATACATTCGCTTGCCATTTTTTAATTTCAAGGGCACGGTCGCCATTATAAGAAGTGTACAACTTATAAGACCTATCTAGTCGTGGTTTGATAACAGCATCAAAATGAATTTTAGCATCATCAAATTGAAGACGAAAGTCTTTTACAAGTTGCGGCTCTTTTGATCCCCAGTCCCCGGGGTTGTATGAATCGTATGACATATATTTTTATTAATAAGCGAACGTTTGAGGTAAATGATCTAAGGTGGGGTTAATTAATTTAATTCCATAAGTATCTGTTTTTCTATGACATTCTTCGCAAAGAGTTCTACCATTATCTATTGCAAACCGTAATTCTGGAAACAAAGAGAAGGGTTTTATATGGTCGGCATTTAATTTTCCACCTCTCTGTCCACAGAATCTACAGATATAATTGTCTCTTTCAAAAACTGATTTACGCCATAGTTTGTATTCTGTTGACTTTCTAATTTTTTGATTTATTGGAGTAATTCCTCCGCGCCAGAAATTATTTTTTTCTCCACTGTGTAATCCCCTAAGCTTATTTTTATGTTCTTCTGAAAACTTCTTACCCAACCAATATTTTATTGGATTATCTTTATGAAATTTACTAAGTTTCTTTATTGTTTCATTAGATGGTTTATGTCCAATATGAGAAATACTTAATTTTTTCTTATGTTCATTAGAAAACTTCTTACCCAACCATACTGGATTATTTTTGTGGGTCATACTCATCTTTTTTTTAGTTTTTTCTGATAATTTTCTACCAGTAAGAGTAAAACTTATTTTTTCTCTAGTTTTTTTAGAACGATATACTGAACTCATAATATTTAATATGAATAATTTTGTGGAAGGTGTTCTGCATAATTTAATTGAGCTGGTAGTTCAGATACCATAACCTTAAATCCCTGGAACGCTATCCCCGCCGAAAATATACAGTCATCATGATATCCTTCTTGGGCTACCGGGTCGGAATTATTGTTATATACAAATGTTAACATTTCGTCTAATGTCTCTTTACTATGAAATGTTATTATACCATCTCTAAGAGCTTGTGCTAAATCATCAATAAGCAAGGGCCTGGTTACTTTGGTTGTTTTCCACCCAAGTTTATCTGTTTGTGTTTGACCATATCCTTCAAGTTTAGTAAATTTAAAATACATTGATGGATAAAGTAATTGTTTCAATACGGTAATAACAACAAGTCCATGATTGTTTACCTCTACTACCATTAAAGCTGTATTATACTTACGACCCCAGTCATTTAACTTCTGGGCAAATCTATCTGGAGCAATTAACCCACGGTAGAAAGCTACTTCCTCACCATTCTTTCTGTTAAAGATTGTTGCTACGGAATAATCACCACCATCTACTCCTTCAGCCACATCAGCACCAATAATATACATTCCGTCTTTCTCTGGTTCTTGGTAAACTCTTAAGTCATTGTCTACTCGTATTTCATTTTCTTTACCATCTACTCCTAAGATTTTATCACCAACTTTCCAAATATTTTTTCTGTTAGCTTGAACAAGATCTAAATCAAATACTGGTCGTCCAGTAGAAGCA